CCTGTGTTGGGGGCATAGCCGCCCGGCAGGAACCCAGCCCCGTACTGGAAGATGGCCGCACTGGTTTCCTTGAGCGTCAGCTGCACCACGCCGTTTGGCGAGAAAGTGCGCCCGACGATACGGAACTCTTTGCCCACGATTCCGTAGCGACTGATCGTCAGCCTGATGCCGTCGAACATCTCGAGGGGGTACGCCCGCATCTTGAATGGCAGGACGGCCGTCATCGGATCGCGGCCATCCCGCAACATGATCCCCGCGATGTGCCACGCCTGGCCGGCGTAGAACACCGCCGGCATGGTGACCTCCTGGGAAAGCTCGGCGCCGTCGTCAGCGACCAGCGTGTCGGCCCGCAGCGGCCTGATGGCCGTCTCTACATAGTTGGCCGCCTGATCCCAGATCCGCAGCGCCACCGTGTTCACTTTCTCGTTGCGTGGCCGATGCGGACTGATGGTCATCGGCAGTTGCGTCACCGTCCCATCGGCTGCTCGCTGCTCGACCGCGAGGTCCTCGTCCCCCAACTCCATCACTGGGAGTTGGTAGACACCCGCTCGAACGTAGAACTCACCAGCGGCATAGGCCCACTCCCCGCCCATGGCCTGCGCGAGATCGTCGAGGACATCGCGCGCCGGCGATCCATAAGGGAAGACGCTGGCGGCCCGGAACATCGCCACCTCTTCGCTGCCGGTGTAGTTGATGGCGGTCTCGCAGGCATTCGCCGCGGCAATGAAACGGGCATCCTCTGCGGCCGTGATGCTGGTGCGCTTGCCGAAATGTGGGTGCGTGAGCACGTGGCGCATCATGAGCGCCGGGTTCTCCGAGAAGCGCGTCACACCATCGCGCGGGTCATAGAGCTTTGCACCGCGAATACGGGCGGTGACCGTCGGGATTCCGGAGGGGAGTGCCGTGTCGTTGTAAGCGAACTGGCACACCAGGTAGGCCACGCCGCGCGCGCGATGGTTTGCGGTCCAAATGCCCGGAAGCATGGCTTGCAGCTCGCCATCCGCCGCCTGATCGGGCGAGCCATAGTGCTTGATGATCCGAACGAACGAATTGAACCCCGAGTACTGGTAGTACACCGTGAAGTACCAGCCGGGCAGCGGATTGATGATGGTGACCTCACGGCCATTGACGCTGCACTGGACCTCGTGGCCTCCAACCATCCCCCAGGGTGACTCGATCGCCGACACCGATCCAGGCAGCGGGTCATGGTCAAGGATGACGGTGGTTGTAAACGAGATCTTCTGATCGCTGATCGTCGCGGCCTGCCCATATGGCGCCGTCGTGACCTTCCCCTCTTCATTCACGTCGACCGGCTGGTCGTTCAGGTAGATCTGTTCGATGCCATCGATCTCGTGCTCGGCCAACGCCACGCACATGATGAACAGCTCTTTGAACTGCCCGACGCTGGTCTTGAAGAAAACATGTCCACCCTTGCGGATCCTGCCCAGCACGAGCTCGCGCGGAACGACCGTTCCGGGCACGTTCGCCAGCCGGTCGACCTGGGCGGCGTCGAATTGCGAGCGAGCAGCGCGTTCCGCCTTGTTCTTCTGGTAATTGCTTAGCGCGAGCGTGCCTACGATCGTGATCGCATAAGCGGCCACCAGTATCCCGGTAGTCACGGTCGCAGAGCCGATGACGCTGGCGATACCCCATGCGACAGCTTGCGGCATCAGACCCTCCAGGCCACGAGGGCGGCTTGCATCGACAGGGTGACCATGCCCGCTTTGCCGGGGGCCATTGCGTTGACCCCGTTGCAGATCGCGAGCAGCTCGCGGCCCTCGTTGCGGACCAGCACCACGTCACCGATCGCCGCCATGATCGGGCGGATCGGCTCGCCCATATGCGCCGTCACCAAGGCCTGCAGACCGCCTGCTTTGTCAAGCTGGCGTAGGAGCCTGCGAAGCGCCTTTCGCCGCGAGCCCGCCTCGGTACCGTAGGGTTCGAATGCCGCCATGGGGTTAGAGCCCGTGATCGCTTCGACGGCCGCAGCGGCATGCATGCAGCAGTCGTTTGTACCCCACACGAAGGGAGCTCGCGCGCGCTGCTGTCCGAAGCGGGAAAGACGGGTTTGCCAGTCAGGGAGCCTCATCACCGCATCGCCATGAAAAGTTGCTTCGTCGGCCAGACGATCGGCACGTTGGCCTGGCTCTCGATGTATTCGAAGGCCCGGTCTCCCGGGTAGAGGAGTTGCTGGTCCGCGTTGCTCGTCGTCAGCGCGTTGCCGCGAAGGAGGTCGACCGCCGAGCTCTCCGCCGTGACGGCGATCGTGCAGTTGTCGCCCGTCTCCTCGATGGGCATGGTGTCGAGGCTGCCCTCCCAGTCGACCGGGGCATCGAGGACCACGCCGTCATCACTCAGGATGGCCAGACGAATCACGACCGGCGTGCCCTGCACGATGGACGAGTCTGAAAGCGCCAGGCCGATAGCCTCGACCGTCACGCCAGACATCTCGAACTGCAGGCCCTTCACCTCGCCGGGCGAGTCCTCGATCTCGCTGATCGCGCCCAGCCCTGCCGCGCCCCTGTACGTCACGCCTGCATAGACGATGTCGTGATTGGCCGAAGTCAGGGCAACGATGCCCGACGCGAAGCTCATGAGGACCAGTTGCGCGATGCTCAGGCGCGGTGCACTCAGGGCCGACAGGACCGAGGGAGCGAACGACCTCATGCCACGTACTCCATGAAGTCGAACGTGGCCTCGGGCGTGTAGCCCGGCACATAGCTGATGGGCTCAGGAACGGCGCGGAATCGGAACAGTGCCGTCGGCCTGTTCCAGACGACGGGCGTGCCACCAGCCAGCGCCCTGCGCAGCCTGTTGACGATCGGCGTGATGAGAAGGCCCGAGCCGTCGGCCACGCAGGGCTGCTGGACCTGCAGGAGCAGGCCGGAGACGCCGATCATGTCGCCTGCAAGCAGTGTCGCGCCCGCCGTCGTGTTGATCCGCACCGAGCCCGCGCCTGCGGCCGTGGCTTGAACCGTCGGCGCGCCCCGCAGGGTGCCGCGCGGCTCCGGCCGCTGCAGGTGGTACAGCTGGACCCAGTTCGTCATGCCGCGCATGGCGGCAACCCACGCCTCGACCTCGGCCGCTTCATCGTGCGTTCTGGGCGAGACGCTCACGGTCGCGAGCCAACGCTCGTTGCGCTTGTCGATGACCTGTTCCGAGCCGCCATACGGTGATGCGTTGGCAAGCTGGTTCACCATGGGCTGCAACGAGAACTCGGATGGGTCCTCGAAGAAGTCGGGGAAGGCGATCTCGCTCATCAGCTGCCGCCTCCGTAGCGCTCTCGGCGGTAGAGTGCGCCGGCCGAACGGCGCTCTGCCATTGCGATGTCCTTCTGCACGGACCGGCCGGTGGCCAGGTCGCCCACGATCAGCTGACCGATGCGCGGACCGCGATCGCGCGCCGGGGCCGTGTTGTCTGCGGCGCGCACGATCGCCTCGCCCTTGTGGATCTTGGCGATCATGTCGCGCGGGACGAAGTCGGTACCGACGTCGAAGCCTCTCATCGTTCCAAAACCCCCGGTCAGGTCGATAAGGTTGTCAAGGGAGTCGCCCGGCATGGCGTTTGCCACCCCTGTCAGCAGACCTAGCGAGCCCAGACCGCCGCTGACCGCGCTACCTGCCAGTGAAGCCGCGGCATTTGTTGCAGCAGTAGCGAGCGTCTGAAGCGCCGAGGAGACCGTCGTGGTCGCGGTCGTGAGGGAGGCGGCGAAAGTGCTGGTAGCCGTGGCCGCACTGGCCTCGCCTACACCCTTCGATGCGCCCAAAAGTCCCGTCGACTGCATCCACTGCGCCGCCGGGCCCAGGATGTCCTGGCGCACGAACTGACGCACGCCCTGAGTTGCTAGGCTCTTGAGCAGTTCACCGCCATTGAGCTTGCCCGTCGTGAAAAACGACGTCAGCGCGTCCTCCGCGCCCTTGAATGCGCTGGTGAACGCCTCCTCGGTGCTTTTTGCGACGTTCCTCACGTCGTCGAGGTAGTTCTGCAGCGCCGCGCTGGCCCCATTCGTCCAGTCGGCACGCTTGGCATCGAGCTGGGCGTAGTAGTCGGCGTTGCTCTTCAGCGCCTCCTGCAGGCTCTCCTGGATCTTCTCGACTTCGGCCTTGTAGTCCTCCGAGCCGAGCATGCCCTTCTTCGCCGCGGCAACGGTCAGGCCGGCCTGCAGGGTCGAGAACTCCTTGTAGATGGATTTCTCGCTCTGCAGGCGCTCAGCGGCCTCCCTGCCGAGACCGAAGACACCCAGCTGGCGGTCGTACTGTTCGTTGCGCCCCTTGGACGCCTCGGCGATCCGGATGTTCGTGGCCTCGACCAGGTCGCGGAACTCTTTCGCGGCTTGCAGCTGCTTCTTCTCCTCGTCTGCCGCGGCCTTCTTCGTGGCCACCTGCTTCTCGAGCGCGACGTTGATGTCGAGCTGCGCCCGGATGGCATCCTGCGCATTGACCAGGCTCTTCTGCTCGGCGGTGAGCTGGTCCTTGCCCTTCAGATCCGAGATCAGCTGATTGAACTTCGCGCGCTGCGACTCCGCGTCGGTGAGCTTCTCGGCCGTCTCCAACTGGGCCGACGTTGCGGCACCCTGCTGGCGCAGCTGCTCGAGCATCTTGGTGCCGGCGTCGTCGCTGAAGGCCTTCGGCTTGGCACCCTTCCGGCCCGCAAACTCCTTGCGGATGGCAGCCTCGCCAGCCTTGATGGCCGCGTCCGACAGCAACTCGCTGTTGGGGTTGACCTTGCGGATATCTTCCAGGCCCGCCCGGTACTTTTTGAGCTCGCGCGTGACCGCGTCGATGCCCTTGGCCTTGTCCTGCCACTTGTTGACCGCGTCGGTGGCGGCGATCGCCGCCTCTTGATCCTGCTGCCGCTGGCCTTCCATCTGGGCATTGGTGGCCGCGCGCTCGAGCTGGCGAGCCAGCGCGGTCTGTCGTGCCTGCGCCTCCTGCAGCTTCGCCGGATCTCCGCCGTTGGTCTTGAGGTACTCGACCACCCGGGTCGCGTCCTTCAGTTGCTCGCCGACCGTGGCCGCGCGCCCGAGGCTGCCGACGCCCTGGGAGATGTACTCCCACATGTTCTTTGCGGCCTTGCCGGTCTCCGACAGGGCACGCGAGAGGATGCCGGCCTGTGACTGGACATCCTTCATGCGGTTGATCGAGCTCGATGCGTAGGCGTCCTCGGCGACGGCCGCGGCCGCCTGCTTGTTGCCCTGGTCCTCGAGGGACTTGATTCGCTCGTAGGTGGCCTGCGTAAGGTAGTGCAGCGACTCGTTGAGCTTGGCCGAGGCCTTCGTGGGCTCGTCGCTGAGCTTCACGAAGTTCTCGACGGTGTCCTTGATGGCCACGCCCGCCTGCTGGTTCAGGGCAACCGCAGCCTGCGCTGCTTGGCCAAGGCCGTCGCCGGTGACCCTACCGGATCCGGCCAACGCCGTCAGCGCGTCCGAGGCCTGCCCAGCGGAGCCAGTGGCCGCGGCGACCTGCGCCGTGAGCTCCTGCAGCCGGCTCGTGGTGATGCCGGCGTAGTTGCCGGTCGTGACGATCGCCTTGTTGAACTCCGAATTGCGCTCCGAGGCCTGGTAGTAGGCATAAGCCAGCGCGGCGACGCCCGCTGCGGCGAGCGTGAGCGGGCTCACCAGGCCGCCGATGTAGCTGCCGAGGGCGCGAGCGGCCGGGCCGGCGCCGCCGAACATGTCCTTCAGCTGGCCGCCCTGCTGCAGGAACACCGTGAGCGGCGCCTGGCCGCCTTGCAGGCTGGTGACGATGTCGGTGAACTGCGCGGGAACGCCGCGCATGGCAGCCGCGGTCTGCGCGGCGGACACGCCGAGTTTCGCGGTGCCCTGCTCTGCCTGCCGCAGCTTGGCAATGAAGGGTTCGGCCGCGGCCGCAACACCCAGCTGCTGGGCCTGGAAGGCGGCGATCTCGGAGCGCGTCTTTCCGACCTGATCGGACTGGCGCTGCAGGGAATCGAGGAATGCCTTGCCCGAGCTGGTGAGCTGGGCTCCCGTCGCGCTCGACTGGGTCCCCAGCTGTTGCAGGCCTGCCTTGACCGAATTGAAGGCGGCACCGGTCGCGTCGGTGCCGTTGATGACTACGCTGGCTGCGCCGATCTCGTTCATTTAAACCGCCTGTTCCAGAGCGCAATCTGCTGTGCCAGCGGCAGCTGGGCAATCGCGGGTTGCGGCTCGGGCCATGCGTCGACCTGCGTGAAATCCTCGAAGGACCATGCCCCACGACCGCGTGGCGGCTTGACTCCGCCCGCGTTGAACACGGCGGCACGCATCTGCGCGTGCCGGATGCGTTCCGCGACCGGGAGCAGCTCCTCGTGTGACAGATAGACGAACCACTCTGCGAACTCCTGGGCACTCATGCGGCGCCCCAACTCTTCGACCGTGCTGCCCAGCCGGTCCGCCAGCGCGAAAGCGAACCGGCGTTGCGGCTGGGACCTCAGTTTTTTTCGATGGCCTTCGTGTCGCCGCCGGAGAAGCTGTTGCCGAGGTTGTAGAGACGGAAGGCTTCCTGCGGGTGCTGCTGCCCGAAGGCCCTCCATTGCTCCGCCGTCCACAGCGGCTCGCCGTCGGCCAGAACCACCATGCGGGCGAGCTGACGCTCGACGACCGTTGCCTTGCTCCGTTTGAGCGCTGCCTCGTCCGACTCACCCTTTTGAGGCCGCTCCTCGTCCCAAAGCGCCAGGCGGTCAGCGAGCATCAACCCGCGGACGATCACCGCGCCACCGATGGCGTCGACGGTGGTCTCCTCTTGCCGCAGGACCGGTGGCGCATTGACCTTGTCGCGTTCGATGGCCATCGGCTCAGGCCCCCGCGTAGTTGGTCAGGCGGCCCCGGACGGACAGCTTCACGGGCGTGGTCACGACGGCGCCGGCGCTGCCGCCTGGCGCCAGCGAGGTGCTGGGCGTTGCGGCGAAATACACCAGGTCGCCGGTGGCGAAGCGGAAGACCATTGCGCACGGCGACTTCTTGCCGTCGAAGACCTTCAGCGCCTTCAGGACCGGGTCGTTCGGGTCCCAGATCGAACCGAAATTGAAGACCAGCGGCGTGCGGTTGCCAGGGATCGAGGTGTCCTGGTCATTGTGGATGGTGCTCACGTTCACGTCGGCCGCTTCACCCCCGTTCGCGCTCACGTCCTGGAAGGTCTCGGCGCTGGCGCCGAAGGTGATCTTCTGGGCAGTGCCCGAAACAAAGGTCTTGAAGTCGGTCGAATCGATGCCTTCGAGCTCGAAGGTGCCGCTGGTCTTGTTGTCGACCCGCGCCACCGCCCAATCGAGCTCGCGCATCCCCTTGATTCGCAGGAGCACGACGTCTCCATCGAGGAAGGGATGCGCAACGGCGCCAGCCACGGCCGGATTTGCCTTGCTGATCGAGTCCAGGGTGACAGCAGCGCCGAGGACGGTCTGCACATCGACGGCGACGTTGCTCCAGATATTGACGTTCATGGTGGTCTTTCGGTAAGTGAGATCAGAGGGCTACATCGGGGGCGCCGGGACGCACGAGGTAGGAGAAGCGCCAGATCTGCTGGCGAGCGGCCTTGGCGTCCTTGCCTTCACCGCTGAGCAGCGGCCGTCCGGTTTCCAGCGCATACCCAGCCTTGGCCAACGCGAGCAGCTGCGGCATCGCGGCGTGGAGCGCCTTCTCGATCTGCAATCCCAGATCACGCGCGCGGGCGCCGTACTCGGTCGCATGCGAGACCACCGGCGTGATGCTCACGCGCAGATCTCGCCGCTGCACGCCGCTGACGGTCGACGGCGCCACGCTTTCCCCCGACGGGGCCTCCTCGACCAGGATGGCCGGCAGCTGGTCCACGGATAGCGGGTCGAGGTGGTCGACGTACACGCGGTCACCGGCGGGAGTGGTTGCGGCGATCAGGACCGTCTGGATGGCGTCGAGGATCTGTTGCTGGGCGTGGGCCATGTCACGCGCTCCTGAGCCGCAGCACGGTGAAACCCGCACCATCGGGCATGGGTTCGACCACCTCGAAGGTTTCTTCGGGCGCCAACACGTTGTCGTCAGCGTCGAGGACAGCAAGCAGCACCAACTGCGCGCCGGGCGTCGCGTCCAGGACCAGATCTGCGCGCACCGTGAGCGCCGGGGAGACGTCGCCGGCCAGCTGGTCGAGCTGCGTGGCATAGGCCGCGTCATACAGGCCGTTAACCGGACGCGCCGCCCCGCCCGTCACCGGTGTGAACGAAGCCTGCCGGTCAGACAGGCGGTCGATCACGCGGGCGTTCACGCGGGATTCCAGGGCGGCGAATCGGAGCATGGGCGAGCGGACCTCAGGCGTTGAGATGCAGCCAGACGGTCGTGGCGCCGTTGCCGGCCGCCTGGGCCGCATAGCCGGCGAGAACGTTGCCACTGGCCGTCGTGGTCAGGCGGCTGTTGGTCGTGTCCCAGTACAGAAGCGCGCCCTGTGCGGGCGTATCGGTCGCCAGCTTCGCCAGCTCGACCACGCCCTTGACCCGCAGGGGCCCGGTTTCGTTGACGGCGATGTCCTTCACGGCGACACCGACACGGGCGCCGATCACGACGACCGCCCCGGACGCCACGGCCGACGTGGCCGTGAAATCGAGGACATGGCCCTCTTGAACAAAGTTTTTCATGGCAGATCCTTGAGAAAGTTCGGGGTATTCCGGAGAGCACCCGGCCGCAGCCAGGTGCTGGTGACGATCAGGCGCCCGGGTTCTTCGACAGCGGGCGGAAGTCCAGCGGCGCGACGCCGGCGTCGATACGCACCTTGAACTCGGTCCCGTCGACGTTCCAGCCGGCCTTCTGCTCGAGGTACGGCTGGTCGTTGCCATCGAGCCACGACACCTCGATCGTGTCGTTCGTGTTCTGGTCCGCTGCGCCGTACCAGGCGGCGGTCGACGCCGCGTCGAGGCGGGCATCGGAGACGACCTCGAAGGTGTTACGCACGCTGTTCGGCGTGGTCGTGTTGTTGCCCGCGCCCACGGCGTACTGCGATTCGCGCACCGTGTTCGCCAAGCCCTTGAGCGCGCGAGGAACGATCAGGTACTTCAGGTTGATGTTGAGCGGCACCTTGCCTTGCTTCTGCACCGCCATGGCCGCGCCCATCTTGTCGACGGAGTCCGTCGAGATGGCGGCGCCGGTCAGGAGGTTGCCGTGGGTCGCATGGAACAGCGTGACGCCATCGCTCATCTGCGGGTTGCTGGTCAGCACCGCGTACACGAGATCGCCGACCGTGCGGATGGCCGCGCGGCCCATGTTGCGCGGTACACGGGTGAATGCGTCCAGGTCATCGTTGATGATGGCCTGGCGCGTGATGCTGAAGAGCTCGCCGTAGGTGGCGAGAATCACGGTCTCGCCGCGTTCGCCCATGCTGGCGTACTTGTACTCGGCACCCTCGGGCACCTTGCGCAGGCTGGGAAAGGCGTTCAGGTCGACGCGCTTGCCGGGTTTGAAGTCGCCGAGCGAGCCGGGGCGGGTCCAGAGCTGGAAAGTTTCCTCGGCCTCGGAGTAGCCCTTCAGCAGCGCCTTGTTGGCGACGTTGGCCAGCAGGCCCGGAAAGTCGCTCGTGCTGTGCGTGAAGGCAGCGCCGATGAACTGCATCTTATCCATGCCGTCGCTGCGCACACCTGCACGGGTCAGGCTCGCACGTGCCATTTCGCCCAGGGTGTAGCCGCGGAACGGATTCGCGCCGTCGGCCTTCTCGATGCCCGCGCGCGCCAGCAGGGCGTTCGTCGCCGCCTTGCGGTGCTTGTCGCTTTCATCTTCCACCGTGATGACGTGCGCGCCGGCCACGGACGTGGCGCCATTGGCCAGGTGGGCCAGCAGCCTCGAACCCGCAGCCTCGACGGTCATCGCGTGATCGTCTTCGCAGGTCCGCTGCAGCTCGTCGACGCCGGGCTGCCCCTTGAAGCGCGCGAAGCTTGCACGAATTCCTTCGCGGCGCGACTTGTCGGCGGCCAGCACCGAAGCGGCCAGGGCCGGATCCTGTGCAGGCGTCTGCACGGTCGTGGGTTGGGCGGGCGCGGCGGCGCTTCCGCCGCCGGCCGCCGAGGCGCCAGACGCGCCGACGGCGTTCTGCAGCACGGGGGAACGGAGTTTCATAGGGTCCTCTTCAGCGGAAAGTGCGGCGACTGCCGCGGATGTGCCTGGCGCCAGCAGAGCTGCAGGCACCGAGCGGTAACGGTTGAGCGGAAGGTCGCGCGCGCTGGCGGCGACGGGCATGGCATCCGTGATGCCATCGATGAACTTGGCGGCGAGGGCTTCCTCGGCGGTGTAGTAGTGGTCCTTGCCGTCGGTCAGTAGAGCCAGCATCGCGGGCTGGTCGTCCGTGCGCAGCGCGTAGCTGGTGGCCATCGCCGCGGCCCAGGTGTCGAGCTGGTCAGCCATCTCGCGCAGCTCGGTGCTGTTGCCGGCGGCGTACGTCCACGGCGCGTGAATCATCAATACGGCGTTGTTCGCCATGTGGACCTTGTCGCCGGCCATGGCGATCAGGCTTGCGATCGAGAACGCCATGCCGTCCACTTCGGTGGTGATGGTCGCCTTGTGCCGTCGCAGCGCATTGAAGATCGCGAGACCGTCGGGCACGCTGCCACCGAAGCTGTTGATGCGAACGGTGATCTGGTCGGCGTCGATCGCCTGCAGCTCACGCACGAACGACGCTGCGCTGACGGTCTCTTCCCACCAGCTCTCACCGATGTCGCCGTAGATGTAGATCTCGGCGGCGGCGACCGCACCCATCGCAGCGGCAGCGAGCGCGGTGCGGCGGCGAACGGAATACCAGGAGTTTTGTGCTTGGCTCATGAGCTGGATGCCTCGTGCATGGAGGCATCCAGTGTCAAAAAAGCGTCGTCCGCTTTCTAGGGAAGAAACCGGATTATTTTTGTTGGGCCCCTCAGGCCGCGGTCTCTTCCTCAGTCTGCGCAGGTGGAGTGACCACTGGCGCACCCGGCGCAGAGGCGATGTTGCTCGAGAACATGAGCGCCTTCTCGGCAGCCTGTCGCCGAAAGTCGCTAACCTGATCGAGCACGTCGCGCGGGCTACCACCTCGGCGGCGAATCACTTCGACCTCGCTCGCGAAGCCGGCCTGCACCAGCTTCTCCCAGGCGAGAGCCTCTTTCAGCGGATCGATCCAAGGCATGCTCTGCCCGATGAAGAGCGCGTCGTCTTCCGTGCCGGAAACCACATCGCGCGGCCGCGGGATCCTGCCGCTCGCATCCGCGATCCACACGAAGGATTCGTAGGACGGCTGGACAAGCATGCCGGTGAACTCGTCCGTCAACACAGCATAGTTGACCCACTGTTCGACCAGCTCCTGGCGCTGAGCACTGTAGGTCCCGTCGTAGTCGCGACTGATGCTCGAGTAGCTTGCACCGACGCCCGCAGCAAAGGCACGCAGTTGGCCCGCTCGCCACGTCACGAGGTTGGGATTGGGGCGCTTGCTGTCGATCATCCCGATCTCTTCGCCGACGGTCAGCGAGTCGATGATCATGCCCGGCTGCATGCGCAGATCTCGCGGCAGCGGCTGCCCGTCTTCGCCTTTCGGAAGGTTCTCCGCGCTGTAGCCTACATCAGGATCCGTGCGCTTCACGTAGGCAGTCATCGAGGCCGCTACCTTCGCGGCGATTCGCTCGCTCTCCTCATAGTCCTTGAGGTCCTCGATGCGGGTGATGACGCTCGCAAACTCGGAGACGCCTCGCTGCTGATGCAGCCTATCCAGCGTGGACAGATGCAGCATGCGAGCGGCAGGAATCGCCTTCAGCCCGCTGTCAGTCAGGAACGTGGTTCCTTCGCGGGGATCTCCCTTGTACGTCCAATAGTTGGTCGCTTCTCCCCAGGCATTCGATTGGATGCCCTGGCGGATACCCTTTCCCAGATCGTCATAGTCCAGGGGCACGAAGTCGGGCTCGAGCAGCTCCAGGGAGAACGGAACGTCGGACCCGTGGTTGAGGAAGGCGACGGGCCCGATGAGCTGCTGCGCGAACATCTCTCCGTCCCGCAGCCAGGTGTACGCGGCCAGCCGCTGGGCGAGCGGCCAGCGATAGCGCTTCGTCACTTCGGGCTTGCGGGCCCACTTGCGCCAGCCTTCGCGCAACGCGCTCGCGTACTCCGTATGGATCGTCCCATCCGCACGCCGGGGCTGCGGCTCGACACCAATGCCGCTCGCGCCGACGACGTTGTTGACCATGACTCGCAAGGCGCCGCGGCACAGGTCGTGATTGCGCTCGAGGTAGCGCGCGTGAGCCCGAAGGGCGGCCGCTCCCGATCCCACGAGCGCATTCGGGCTGCTGTTGTCCGTGCGTGACTTGCGCTGGCGACTGGGCTTGGCTCCCTCATAGTAGGCCAACGCGCGCCGCGCCTGGGCGCGACGGAGGCCGGCGATGGGGTTCTGCCAGGCAATGAGGCGATCGATGAAGTTCATGGTGCGGCCCTTGGTCAATCTCGCCCGTCGAATCTGGCGACCGAGTACGGCAAGCCACCAATGGTCGGAGCGCACTTGCCCGCCTCGGCCTGGACTCGGCGCTCCCACTCCTGCCGACCCTTCCGGATATCAGCAAGGTTTTCGCTCGTGTAGGTACGCCCGTTGAACTGGATGGTTTTGCCGCCGAGTACTTCAGCCTCAGCGGCTAGGTACTTGGCGAGCATGTCGGTTGCGGTGGTCATAGAACGCCACCGTATCCGTTGCTCTGTCCGCTTTCTAGGGACGATTCCGGATTTTTCGCACCCGCCTGCGCGGGCATGTCGCCACGCTGCGGTCTGGCGCCGATGATCTCGTAGAAGCGGGTGCGCCCTACTCCATGCCGGCGCATGAGCTCCTGCATGTTGTCCCCGTTGTACTCGCGACGTATCGCTGCATCGCGCTCCGACTTGTCCGGCGTCGGGATGTAGAGGTCCTGCCCGCCGAGTGCTCTTCGCAGTCCGCGCACGAGCGAGCGCGCCACCAGCGTCGCGAGCGGTTCATGCATTCCAATCTCCTCGCGGATGATGGCCACGAAGTCGTGCTCGAGCTGCACCGCGGCGTCTTCCGCCTGGCCGGCTGTGAGGGTGGGTCGGTTGTTCATATGCGGCTGCTCCACTCTTCGGAGGCAAAAGGATTGGACGGCGGCGGAGGGGGCCGGCGCGCAGGAATTCGAGGAGCCTCGGGGACTGGTGGCTCTGGGATTTCTGGCTGCGGTTCCACCGCAGCCGGCGTCGGCTGTTCGGGTGCAGACGTCTGCACTTCCGGATCGCCTTCTTCTTCGGCGATTAGCGGGGCCTGCCGAACTTTGAGCTCTGCAAGATCCCACTGCTGTGCCTTGCGGAGATGCAGCCGAAGCGCACGGGCCAGCCAGACGGCATAGACAGTGCAATCGAGCGCCTCATTCCGGCGATCGGTGCGAGGCTTCCACTCCCGTCGCGCCTTGTTGATGCGCCCGGGGATCTTGATCTCGCTGAGAAGCTGTTCATAGAAGTCGTCACGCACGCCTTCGTACCAGTGCATCCGGGCTGGGCCGTTGCCTTCGAGTCGGACGCGGCCTGCCTGCTCGGACCATCCGAGGATCAGATCCTTGGCCTTTGCCGTGCCGACGATATGAACCCGCACGCCGGCCCGCGCAGCCTTCGTGGCCTTCGCGTTGGGTTCGATAGCCTTCGCCTTCGGCGGCACCCAGATCTCCACCTTGCCGACGGAATCCGGGGCGCCTTTGACGGCGTATACCGGCCGCTCCGCCCGGCTGTGCTTGCGGACGAAGGCGTAGACAGCCTCGCTGGTCTGGCCGTCCGATGAGTCGATCGCGACGGCGGCGATCGGCAGGCCAACGCCGGTGGCGTGCCTCACGCGCCGTCCCATGGTCCTTTCGAGCTCTATCCAGGCGCCGACGTGAGGCACGATGGTCGGGCCGTAGAACTCACCCCAGAAAGCGAGCCACATTTCCTCGCCACGTCCCACTACCCAGATCGTGACGGCTAGGCGGTCGTGCTGGACGTCCACGGTCATCAGCACCACGAGGCCTCCGACAGGGCAGGTCCATTCGAGGTACTTCTCCGCGCGCTCGCGCAGCACGTCCTCCTCCGGCAGCTCGCCTCGATATTCCCAAGGTAGGCCGCGCGTGCTGTTCCAGAAGGCGATCATGTCCGTGGGATCACCCTTGTCGAGCTCGCACTTGGCCTCGAGGTACTTTCGCGCGAGCACCGGCACCCGGGAACCGTCGAACGTGCTCAACAATTCGTTGAGGTAGAAGCCCGGGATCGGGCTAGGGGCTGTGGCGATCCAGCCGAAGCCATCGCGTTCTGCGCGACGCAGATTGGAGATCCGCTGCTCGTCACTCCATAGCGCCCCGCAGTGCGGGCAGGTGTAGTACGCCTGGTCCGGCTGAAAGCGGCCGTACACCTCGTGCATCTCGGCCTGTTCGTCTTCAGGGATCGTGACGTGCTCCCAGTCTGGCACGTGGGATTCGCCGCACTCGTGGCATGGCACATGAAAGTAGCGCTTGTCCGTCGTGCGCATCTCGGCCTCGACGGCACTGGCGTTCTTCGCCGTGGGCGTGCCGCCTACCAGAAACAAGTGGCGCGGATCCGTCTTCAGGCGCTCGCCGAGTAGCTTCAACGAGTTGCCCTGCCCGCGCACGTCGGTGGCTGCATCGTCCGGCTCCTCGACGATGACCACTCGGGCACTCGTCGACTTCACGTCGCTAGGGCTGTTCGTGCCCACCAGCTTGATCAAGCCGCCGGGGAACCGCTTGCGCAGCGCGCTGTTCCCCTGCGCCCGGCTGTTCAGCGTGATGCGCTTGGCCAGGACGGGACTGCGGCGGATCATCGGGTCCAGCTTCTCGGACGCGAAGTCCTTCGCCGCCATGGTGCGCGGGAAGGCTGCCACCACAACGCTCGGACGGTAGTGGACGTGATAGCCGATCACGTTGCAGACGATGCCGGCCGTATAGCCCACCTGGGCGCTTTTCTGCACCACGAGCTTCCGGGTGCCGGGCGCGTTGGCCACGGCCGCGATCTCGCGCAGGGCCGGCGAGACAGCCCAGCTGAATTTCCCCGGGATGGCGGATTCCTCGCTGCTCAGGATTCGGTACCGCTCGCTCCACTCCGCGATCGACAGGCGTGGAGGCGGCCGCAGCTTGGCCCATGCTCGCGCATGCGCCGCGCGCAGCGCCTTCCGCGCGAGCTCGGCGTGCGATGGCTGGGGCCTTGAGTCGAAGCTCACTCGGCGTCCTCCTCCGCGGCATCCGGATCTTCGTCGTCGTCATCGACATCCGGCGCACGCCAGTTGGAAAGACGCTTCAGAAATTCCTCGAACGTCGCCTCGAGCATCGCCTCGACATCGGGCTTCGCGAGGCCGATCATCAGCGACGCCAGCCGCGGCGGCTCGTTGACCAGGTACTCACGCGCGTTGAGCACTGCGCTTGCCCAGAGCGGCTCGACCTCTTCGGCTGGGATGAGCATGCGGCTGTCGACGAGCATGTCGCGCTCGAGCTTGTCACCCTGCAGGCGATTGAGCCGGTCCTTCGGAGACTCGGCCTGCACCTTGCGCACCTCCCGCTCGACCAGCCAGGCCACGCAGGCCGGCGCGTCGTATTCGCTAGGCACGCCGGGCCCGCCCTGCACCGCCACCGGAAAGCCAACGACCTGCCACTCCGTGATGGTCTTCGGCGCCACGCCAAGCATGGCGGCGATCTGTTCCTGTCCCTTGATCCGCATGCTTACTTACCTCCTACGACCTGCCACAACTAGAACTCGGACGGGGTTCGAATTACCCGTACTCGGCCCTCCGGCGGAGGACCCGGACATGGGGGGGTGGGGGTGCCCCACCCTGCCCCTCTCGGCCACCGCCCTCACGCTCCCCCCCCCGGCCGCGCCGTCCGCAGGGCGGTGGCGAAGGACTCGTCGAAGTGGCGCGCGAAGACCCGGCTGATGGTGGCCTGCGCCACCTGCTCGAAGCGATAGCGCGGCTGGTACATCGCACGCGAGGCGAACAGCAGCACGGGCATCACCGTGGTGCCCGTCGCTCCGAAGGAGATGCGGGCCCAGATCCCTCGCTGCAGGTGCTGAAGCTTGCGACCCTTGCTCCACGAGTGGCGACCGAACGTGGCCTTGCCTGGACCCTGGCTCACGAAGAACGCCTCGCGCTGTCGCTTGGCCTTGCTGCGCCTGCTGTTCGTGGCGTTGGCATCGGAGCCAGCCAGGTTGAAGGCCTGCAACTGGCTCAAGATGCGAACGATCTGCCCTCGACTCATGTTGCCGTACGCATCGAGCTCGGCGCCCAGCGCCGGCACAGCACGCTCATCGGCCCGCATCACCCCGCGCTGCACCAGCAGCTCCTCGAAGCGCTTCTGCAGGCGAGCACCGCCGTGGATCTGCGGCAGGATGAAGTGGTTCGGGCGCTGGCTGTCGCGCACGTCGACGACTGCGGTGAGGTCCTGCTTCGTGGCAGGCCTCAGGCGCAGCGAGTTGAGCGTGAAGGGCGTGGGCCGGTCGAAGACGTTCGACATCTCATCGCGCTCAGCGGCGATCACGTCCCGGCCCGTGAGGTTCATGGCCCGGGCCAAGGCGAACGGCACCTGCCGCTGCGCGATGTTGAACGCTGTCTCGACCTGGTGGAAGTTGTTGCGGATGTCGATCCTCATGGCCGCGCCCCCCGTGCAGGCGTCTGCACCTGATGTGCCGCCGTCTCCGGGTTTGCCGGATCGTCGCCAGGCCGCAGCATGAACACAGCGAAGTCGCAGGCGTTGAGCACGGCGTACTCCTGCCACTCCGACACCGGGTCGGACGCAGGGAACGGCGTGCCCAGCACCTGCCCGGCCTCCATCGCGTAGAAGTAGCCCGGCTCCTTCTTTACCGTCGCCCGCCGGAGGCAGGCATCGACGTGCTCGCGGCCCCATTCGAGGCGCATGCGGGAGATCCACTGCGCGGTCATCGGCATGCGTTCGCGCATGTCGGGTGATTTGGCTGGTTGATTCATGGTGCTGGTCCTCCGATTGCGGACGGGGCTGGACGAGGGGTGGACTGCGCAAACCCGCATGGCTGCTGAATCCGTCCATCCGTCCACCCCGACCACCGTGTGTGGGTGAGCCGCGCCCGCGTGCGCGCGCACACACCCGCCCGCCTACCCGCGCGCCTGCGCATGTGTGTGGTGCGAAAACCCGCCGAGGGGTGGACGGGTGGACGGATGGGGTATTTCCCCAACAAGATCAACAACTTGCGCCGTCCACCCCCCCTGGACGGAGGGTGGACGGGGCTGGACGGCGGTGGCGTCAGGACCGGCTTGACAGACGCGTAGACGCCTGCTCCGCTGGGGCGAGACCATCCCGCTTGGCATCCAGCCAGGCGCGAAGTATTGAGATCAGAACGGCAGGTCATTGTCGCTGTCGTCCTCGAAAGGTGGTGGCCCGTCATCAGGCGGGGGAAGCGGCACCGTGACGGCCTCCGGCTTGGGCAGGCGTCGATAGCCACGCCGGCGCTTGCCAGTGGTCTCTCGGAAGCGCTCGAAGCCGAGCGCCTTCATCGCGTTGACGATGCGGGTGTCCATCTGGCCGTTACCGTCGATGCGGTCGGCCTTGATGTTGAGCGCCTTGTCGTAGATCTCGGTGCTCGGGAAAAAGTCGCGGTCGATCCGGGCCACGTCGTTGATGTGCGGCCGGCTGGTGTCGTTGACGTACTCGTCGAGCACGTTCTCCCATTCGTCCACACGCTTGAACGGCGCCTGCTCGGGGAACACGAGTTCGCGCTCCTCCTCGCGGGTCGGCCAGTAGCGCTCGCCCGCATTGACCCGGTGCAGCGCCTCGGCCAGCAGCTGCGAGCGCATCGCCATCAGGGCCTCGACGTTCACCGAGCGCACCTCCAGCGGCCAGAAGCGGCGATCGCCAGTCGCGTCCTTCAGGAAGGTGTCGGCGTTCGTCGTGCCCACGTTCACCGAATGCCGCGGCTGCTTGCGCATCTGCCCGCCGTAGGGCGGCCGATACCAGTCCTCTTGGGCGGAGAGGAACTGCTTGATCATCGTCGTCTCGGACTTGTTGAGCGACTCGAGTTCGGCCGACTCGACGATCCAGGCCAGCTGCATCGCCATCAGGCTGTCCTTGTCGCCGACGCGGATCGCGTTGTCCGTGAAGTACGGAAATGCCAGCGCTCGGAATGCCGTCGACTTCGCGAGGCCCTGCTCGCCCTTGAGGATGAGCATGTAGTCGAACTTGCAGCCCGGCTGCATCGCCCGCTTCACGAGGCCCATCATGAAGCACTTGCCGATCAGCCTGGTGTAGGGCCGGTCCTCCACGCCATAGACGTCGACCAGCCAATGCTCTATGCGGTCGACGCCGTCCCACTCCTCGGCCTTGATCCAGTCATGGATCGGGTTGTACTTGCTCAGGCGCGCCGCCATGAGCACACCGTCTCTCAGCGTGCCCTTGCCCTTGATCCCGAGGCGATACGTGCGCAGCAGGTACTCGCCGAGCATCAGATCGTCCTCTTCATCCCACTCGCCCGCTGGACGCCCCCACGGTGCATCCTTCGTGCGCTCGAGCAGCTGGCTGAAGTCGTTCTTCTTGATCAGGCCCTTCAAGGTCGGATCGTTGAGCACGCAGTACAGGACGTTCTCGCGGCAGTCCTCCGGACGACCGCCCTTGCCCTTCACGAGCATGGCGACCACGTCGTCACGGCTGAATTCGTCGCCCGGATCATCCGGATCCGATGGAGGGCCGTTATCACCGCCGCCCCCTCCGCCACCACCCTGCCCCCCAGCGGGAGCCGGAGCGTCGCGATTTTTGGCGCTCCGCGCTGGCTTCGCGAGTTCCACGCCGACGAGGGGCGCCAACCACTTCAGCGCGTCAGCCGGCTTCGCAGCCGGCAGCCACTCCATGACTAGGTCGATCGGCGTGCGTGCGCCGGCGCGCGCATCGCCCATGTCGGCCACGCCGAAATCGACGATGCCGCCCGGCGAGATCGAGAGATCCTCCTGCAGATCACGGCCCAGCGCCTTCGAGGTGACTCGATAGCCGGGGCCCGAGTCGAAAGTCTTGGCGTGCTCCTTGCCGCCAAACAGCCTCGGCACCCAGGCGGCGAGATTCGCCATGGCCGCGTCCTTGACGCGCTGGAATCCGTCGCCGCCCTGCCCCGGCGGCGGCGCGCCTGCTCCAGCTCGCGCCGGCGCGGAAGGAACCGCGGGGCGCTTCGCCGCATGTGCCGCCGCTTTGGCGTCGTCGATGGTCTTGTGCAGACGTCGCAACGTCGTCTCGTCGATCGGCCGAACGTCGGCCGGCGTGTTCGGAAAGCGCCTGCCGGTGCAGATGAAGTACTGGCTCTGGCAGAAGACCTCGACGCCGATGTCGTTGCTCTTATTCGTGCCGGTATGGCCCAACACGATGGCGTGCACGCCCTTGCCGCTCACCGAGATCTCGGTGTAGCTGTCGCACGCGGCCACGATGTTCCTGCAGCGCTCCGACCAAGATCCGTCCGCCTCGAGCTGGTCATCGAGGTCTACGCCGACCAGGCCGTCGTCCGGCAGGAAGCCGAACCCGATCCCGTGGTATCCGCCACGCTCATAGGCCCTGCGGACGACCTCCAGTGTCGCGAGGCGCATGCGATCGCGCTCGTCGCCCTGCTTGCCCGCCCGCCGGCCGCCCTGCACGTAGTACGGCATCTTCACGGGCTTCTTGGCGCCCTCCTTGTGCTCGAACTTCCACAGGACCCACTGCTGGCGCGTCGCGAGCGACGCCGGGATCTCGTCCCACAGCGGCGGCTCGACTTCGGGGAACACGGGGGCCTCGCTCATCCGCGACGTGAGGCGTAGCCAGTCATCCAGGCCGCAGCATGCTGCACCTGGTCAATGCTCGGTACCCGGGTCATTTGAGGGCCTTCAGGTTGCCCAGGGCGAGCTGCAGCTCGGATGCCAGCGACTCCACGCGCTCGATTGCCCGGGTCTGCCGGGCCTCGGGCGATTCGAGGAATTTGGCGGCGAGGTAGGCCATCACCGATGCGACGTCGCCCGTGGCCTTGATGTAGCCCTCCAGGTCGTCGCAGTTGAAGCGCTGCGTGTCGCCCTCGGGCTGGTTGAGCTTGCGAGACAGCACCGACGGGCTCAGATCCATCTTGCCGGCAAGGGCAGAGGCGTTCAGTCGCTGCTCCTGAACACGGAACGCGATATAGGCCCTCAAGCTCGGCCAGTGCTCGGGGAGAGCATGGTCGATCGTGAGGTTCAGATTGGCATGCGCAATAGATGACATTTCGAATTACCGTCTGTTGCCATCTCGAAAATGGGCAAAAAAAAGAGACTGCAGGCCATGAACCGCAGCACGAAGAAAAGCCCCCGCCGCCTCGACGCGCCCAACACCGCATACCTGCCCGCATGCGGCGTAGGAGGAGGGAGTGAAACGAACACAGGCGCGTCGAAGTGGTCGGCGACGGGGAGAAAAGGCGTCCCGCGCGAGGTCGGGCCAGTTCGCATGTCAGGCCCCCACCCTCAACTCAACAGGGCCTCGCATGGAGCGAATGGCGTGCTGCTGCCGCGCTCTTTCGGTCAGCGGCAGGTCGCCGAGGGTGAGTCCAGGGCACAGCGCCACCAGGCAGTCGGCAAGGCCGAGCTCGATGTGCTTGCCGCCATAGACGATCTGATTGAGCGTTCCGCGAGTCGTGCCGGCTTGCTGGGCCAGCAGGTCGCGCTCCTTCACCGGAAGGGTTAAGTAGTGCTGCTTGAATCGATCCATAGGCCCCACACAGTACCCAAGGGTACCGTTTCAGTCAATACCCCAAGGTCATTTACCTTCGGGTATGACTGGGCGACGATCCCAGGCATGGAAAAGTACGAGCGCCTGCAGGCATTGCTCACCTTCATCAAGAACCGCTTTTGCGGCGGCAAAGCTGCCGAGCTGGCGCGCCGGATCGGGCGCAGCGACAGTTATGTGAACCGTCTCTTCTATCCCCAAGAGAAGAATGGTGCCAAAGGCATCGGGACCGAGATCATGGACGCCTGCACCGAAGCGTTCAGTCTGCCGCGCGGGTTCTGGGAAATGACACCGGAGGAAGCGGTCATCGAGGTGTCGGGTCCGGTCGACGGGACCCCCGGACCGGTTGTCGCCGCCGCGCCAGGCACGCCCGAAACGGAAACGCTGGATGTACTTTATGCCCGAGGAAGCTGTGGAGGGGGCATTTTGATTACCGAATACGGAGACGAAGTACGGGAGCAACTCGTCAAGGAAGCGTCCTGGTTCAGAAAATACAATATTCGCCCTCACCAGGCGTTGGTCTTTTATGCCGATGGAAACAGCATGGCTGAATTCATCGTTGACGGCGACATCGTGATTTTTCGCAAGGGCGTCAATGAATTGGTCAACGGGCAAATCTATGCCATTGAAACGCCAGACGGTTTGCGAATCAAGCGGGTGCTGAAGCGCGCCGACGGTTCGATCGTCTTAGCAAGCGACAACGAGAACAAGCGAAAGTACCCAGACGAAACTTACTCCCCGGAGCAAGCCGCCCGCCTTCAATTCAAGGGCTCTTTCGTTTACCGCCAAGGCGGATAATTGTCAGCCTTTCTACTCTGAGGAAAAAATGTTAAAGACAATTGCCTTTTGCATCGCATGCGTCGCAATTGGTGGATGCGCCACCCCGCTTGGACCCGATAACTCGATCACTATAAGCGTCGCGTCGCCCCATAGCTCTGAACAGACATTCCGCAATCTATTGAAGGTCATGAAGGATTGCTACCCGGATTCACTGACCATCCGGGCGAACTATTTCCCTGAAGCGAAGGAAGGGGAAATCGATCTCTACACCGCCAATGATTTTGGGAACATCCCCTTTGGAACGTGGACCGTCAAACCAGCCTCCGCCGGCTCAACTGTGACCCAGGTGCGGAGCACTCGCACCGGAAAGCAGCTGGACACCACTCTGCCGGAATGGATCGAAGGCAACGCTCAACGGTGTCCGCACGGCACTCGCTCCGAACCACGCCCGCCCGGCTCAGAGTTGAATCAGAACCACATGCCGGTTCAATAATCTTCGCCTCGGGCTCCGGGTAGGGATAGTCCGGACAGCCATAACTTACCCAAGGGTATTGACAGAACAATACCTATAGGTACCATGCACACCAGCACGCTGCATCCCGCAGCGCTTCCCTGGAGTGCACGATGCCCCTTAGAGCCGCGAATCCCGCCCGCGCCCGCCGCAGTCGCCGGGCCCCCTCCCCTGCCACTCGCCCCTACCGGTGCTTCTACGCACCGCTCGACCGTAACGGCGTTCCCACCAACATCGATGCCGGCGTCCTCCCCTTCATCGACCTGAAGGCGGCGAACGGCGAGGCGGCTCAACGCAAGGCCCACCAGCGCACCGGTTGCCCGGTCGCCAGCGTGGAACGCCTGGAGCACGCGGGCTGAGCCATGAAGGCCCAGAACAAGAAGGCGCGCAGCGTGGTGCTGGCGCCCATGTCAGCTACAGCTGCTGAGCTGCTGCATCGCCTGCAGCAGGAAGCGGCCGAAGCCGTCGCACCAGCGGCGGGCACCGTGACGCTGCCCCCCACAGGCGCGCTCCGCGCGTCGAGCTCCGGCGACGGGACCTACATCTCTGCCTACGACTCGAGCTTCAACAATTCGATCTCGCTGGTCCAGATCCACAGTCGCCAAAGCCATACCAGATGGAGTGGCACCGAAACGCGTCGCGACGCCAATGGCCAACGCTGGCAGCGCGATTTCCGCGCCGTGGTCGACGACTTCGGCGATCTGGTCGAGGTTTCGTCATGAGCCGCCGCCTCCAGCACCTCGACAAGGTGATCCGCGACCAGAGCGTCGCGCCGGTGGTGCTCGACCAGCCGCACTTCCTCTTCGATTCGCCGTGCGACCTGCCGGCCTTTGGTGAGCACCAGCTCTGCGTCGTGCCTTTCGAAGGCCACCTCGCGGACCTGAAGCTGATCGAGTGGCGCGAGGTCCTTGCCGAGCTCCTCCGCGATGACGGTGCCGATCTCATCAACACCGACGACCTCCAGCTGGAGCCGCTGTCATGAGCGCCGCGCAGCACACGCCACCGGCAAGCGCGATGCGCGTCATCGCGATGGACGACTGGGCAATCTATGCCGAAGCGTCCAACGGCGAACTCCACGTCACCTACAGCGAGGTCTGGCCCGAATGGCTCGACTTTCCCCAGGCGCCGGAAGACATGGCCGATGAGGACTTCAAGCGCGCGACGCTGAGCATCCTGCGCTTCAAGCTCCCGCAGTGGGCAACTTTCCGCTCGATCTTCGCTGCGGACGAAACGGCCGAAGACCTTGCGTACTACGCGGCCGAAATCTACGACCTCGCCAGCAAGCAAGCGGTGTTCATCGCCAAGGCGCAGGAGGCCGCATCCCCATGACCACGCAGTCCCCTCCGAAGCGGCGCAACGTGTGGCTCTGGATCGCCGTCGCGCTCTACATCAGCAACTTGGCCGGCTGGTTCATCTGGCTCCTGGTCAAGGGCATTGGAGGTGCAGCATGAGCCACGAGAACGAACAGCTCATCGCCCTCCAGCTCCGCGATCACGTCCGCGGAGAAGCCGCCAAGCTGCCCGAAGCGGCCCTCCAGCTCGTCGAGTCCCTCGCCTGGGCGATCCGCGGCGCCGTCGCCCAGGGCGAAGAGCAGCAGCCCGGTCTGGGGCAACTCGCGCTCGCGCTGGCCAGCGTCGAGCTGCAGGCGATCGTCTCGGAAGCGCCTGCCGCGCAGATGAGGAGCGGCACATGAACCGCCTCTACACGTATGGGCTCGTCGCGACGCTTGTCGTCGCGTGGCTCGGCGGCGGAGCGCTGCTCGACGGCCCGAGTGAGACCGACGCAAGCCAGGCCTCGGCACTCGCCCACCACGACGCGCTGCAGGCCGCTCGCCACGCTGCAGATCCTCGCATCGCCGCGGCGACGGGAGACCAGCCATGAGACGTCTGCTCGATCCGCTCCAGCTCGAGGCCCTCGCTCACGACGGCGAAGAGCAGCCCACAATGACGCCGATGGAATGGCTGCAGGCCGCTCTCGAGCAGTTCCTCGTGCTGTTCGTCTTGGCTGTCGTCGTCCTCACCGCACTGGCGCTCGCGCTGGGCGACGTGCAAGGGGTCACGCCATGACCGGCGCCGCCGTACAGACGTCTGCACCGGCCGACGATGGCGACCTGTTCGCGAACCCGGCGCACGAATCACAGGCCTTTGACGGCGCGATCTACGAGCTGCACGGAACCATGGCTGCCGCGGCCGAGGTGCGCGTGAAGATGGCCGGCGACGGCCTCACCGCGCTTCCGGTGCTGTGCATGGAAGTACGCCCCATCCACGGTGGGCACGGCCGCACGCTGCATGCCGAGCAGACCTACCCCGAGGACGGCCTGCAGGCCGCACAGGCAAAAGCCGCGACCCTAAAGAGGGGCACTCCCATCACCCTGCTCACCAGCCTGAAGGAGATGCGCACGATCCTGCCGCATGTCCAGGCGGTCGAGCGCACAGCTACCGCAGAGGCAACCCGATGAAGTCCGTGATCGTCCACGCTCCGCAAGGCAGCGGCAAGAGCCTGCATGCCGAAAAGATGCGCAAGCACTTCCGGCTGGAGCACGTTGTCGATGAATTCGAAGCGCTGCGCGCCAACGAGATCCAGGCGAGCGGCACGCTGTACCTCGCCTCGATGAACCCCCTGCAGACCTGTCGAGCCACCAACGTGAAGGCGCTCGGCATTCGAGTCATCGCCCTGAAGGACGCGCTGCAGCAGTGCGGCAAGTAGCGCCCGACCCCATCCACCCCGCCGAGGCACACCCATGAAAAGAATCGTCGTCGCCATGACCGGCTTCGCCGGCACCGGCAAGGACACCGTCGCCGACCTCCTGGTCGAGCATCTGGGTTTCCGGAAGCTCGCATTCGCTGACTCCCTTCGCGCCGAGGTCTCCAACGGCTTCAACGTCGAGCTCAGCTACCTCACGCACCCGAGCACGAAGGGACATCCGATGAGCGCCCTCGCCATGCGCCGGGCCCCGATCGGCTTTCTCGCAGCTGTGGCGCTGGCCACGAACAGCGTGCCGCGCGATGGCGACGGCCAGGTCTCCGCCGAATGGCTCGACCAGCCGCGCTCGCCCCGGCAGATCCTGCAGTGGTGGGGCACCGAATACCGCCGCCGGCAGCATGAGCACTACTGGTCGCGCCAGCTGATGCAGCGGGTGCTCGACGACATGCGCGATGGAGCGCATCGCTTCGTCATCACGGACTGCCGGTTCAAGAACGAGGCCGACACGGTGCGCGCCCTCGACGGCAAGATCTGGCAGATCAAGCGCCCCGGCATCGACGACGCCACCACGTCGGAGGGCTCGCACGTCAGCGCCACGGATGGCCGCGAGTTCGCCCCCGACCTGGTCATCAACAACTGCTACGACATCCGCCACCTGCAGCAGTTGGTCCTGGGCGAGTTCCTCTCGCTCGAAAGCGGGATCGCGGGCACAACCGTCACGGTGCCGGCGCTCGATCTGCTCGAGCCGGAGTGCGTGGGCCACGCGATACCGGCTGAAGTCAACGACGGGGCCCAAGCACAAGGGAGGCGTTCATGAACGCACTTCTTCTGCTGGTCAGCACCTTCGTCCTGGTCTTCGCGCTGGGCCTGCAGAGCCAGTTGGTGAACAACGGGCACTTCGTTGCGGCCTTTCTCAACAGCGCCGTGATCGGCATCTGCAATCTGATGCTCTTCAAGCTGGCGCCCGAGGCGAGCGGCATCGAGATCGCTGCTTACCTCGTTGGCGGGCCCTTCGGCATCGTGGCGAGCATGTGGGTGTATCGCTGCTCGCGTGACGCTCTGCAGGACCTCACAGACCTCGGGCGTTCGATCAGCGGAGGTAGCAAGCCATGAGCGAACGCTACACGACGGCACGCATGCCCTCGGCACGTCCACTGGGCGCCCGCAGCGTGATGGAGGGCACCTACACGGGCACGGAACTCGCCAACACCTCGGCGCGCCCTGGTGCCTACGACGCCATGAAGCTGCCGAGTCTCATCAGCGGCCGACAGGTATCCCGGGAACAGCAGCGCGCTGAGCTACGGGCGCCGCTGCTGGCGACTCCGATGCCCGAGAGCCTCAGTGCCTCTGCGGCTGCAGAGCCCGCCGCCGTGCAGCAGCCGGAGCCGGTCACGCCCACCACAACCCCGCCAGTTCCTGCGGCGACCACGCTCGGACACGCGCCCTCCTCCTACCGCCCTCGCGAAGGAAGCGGGCCGCATCGTGTCTTGCAGCACCTGCAGGAGCACGGCGGGCATCTGCTCTACACGGACATCTGCCGGCAGTTCGACATCCCGTCCCATTCGCTGACCGCGATCTTCAAGCCGGCGCTCGCGAAGGGAGCACTCATCCAGGTGCGGGTGGGCGACGCGCGCAGACGCGCCTTGGCACTGCCCGGATATGTCTTGCCGACAGGCGTAAAGGCCGTCCGGGTGGGCGACGTCGCCGATGGCACGTTGACGCAGCACGTCCCGCAGCCACGCCCCATCGCCCCATTCTCCGCGGCATCCCCCGATCTGGGCCGCGCTTTTGAGCAAACCGCTGGCGAACTGCGCCGCGCGCTCGAGCACGCAGCACGACTGCTTCAGCAGTTCGCCGCCGCGATTCCTCCCTCAATCCACCCGTAAGCGACCCACCATGTCTACCAAAGAATTTGCATCCGGAAGCGGTGCCGCCCTCGCCGACGAGCCGAACACCGATGGTCAGTTCGCCATGCTCGAGCTGGCCCTGATCACGCCGAGCCTCACGAACCCGCGCAAGACGTTCAACGAGGCGAAGATGCTCGACCTTGTCGAAAGCATCGTGGCCAGCGGCGTGCACCAGCCAATCCTGGTCCGACCGCTGCCGGCCAATCGCCTCGACGACACGTTCCGCAACCGCGGCGACGGCAAGCCTCTGCCAACGCACGAGATCGTCTCAGGCGAGAGGAGGTTCCGCGCCAGCCAGCACGCGGGCCTGAAGACCATCCCAGCGATGATCCGGCAGCTCAGCGACCAGGCCGTGCTTGAGATCCAGATCGTCGAGAACCTCCAGCGAGACGACCTTACCGAGCTCGAGGAGGCGGAGGGCTACCAGCGGCTCTGCGACGAAACGGGCATCGCGAAGGAGCTGGTCGGCGAACGCATCGGCAAGAGCCGGAGCTACGTCTACGGGCGCATGAAGCTGCTCGACCTGTCCACCGCTCCACGGGAAGCGTTGCGGTCAGGCGAGATCGATGCCAGCAAAGCACTCCTCATTGCCCGCATTCCGGACGAGAAGCTGCAGATCAAGGCGCTCACAGCCGCAACGGAGAAGGACTACCAGGGCTCTCCCGTCCGGAGCTATCGCGCCCTGCAGAGCTGGGTCCAGCAGAACGTGATGCTCAAGCTCTCGGGCGCCAAGTTCTCAATCAAGGACGCCAGCCTGGTGCCCGCTGCTGGCGACTGCTTGAGCTGCTCGAAACGCACCGGCGCGAACCCCGACCTCTTCACCGATGTCGACGGTCCAGACGTCTGCACGGATCCACCCTGCTTTCATGCCAAGGCAGAGGCCCACTCGGGACAACTGATCGCCCAGGCCAAAGCCAAGGGCATGGAAGTCATCGAAGGCAAGGAAGCGCTCGAGCTGCGTCCACACCACTGGCGGGATTCGATCGAGGGGTACACCGCTCTGGATGACGACATTCGTGGTGCGCTCTCTGAGCGCGAACTGAAGGGCAAGGTGAAGCTCTTCGTCGATCCGCATAACAACGAGATCTCGGAGGTCATCCCCGAGGACCTCGCCGAGAAAGCCTACGCCAAGGCCAGCAAGAGCGAGACGAATGAGAAGCTCAACAAGCAGATGCAGAAGGATCGTGCTCGCCAAGCCGAGCACGAGGAAAAGCGAAAGCGCGCTGCGTTGGCCGAGGACTATCAGCGCCGCTGGCGCAAGGCCGCAGCTGATGCGATTGCACCCCGAATCCGCGCCGGCGAGATCCAGACACTGAGCGCGAACCTACTGCGCCGCGTGCTCCTCGAAATCTCGCTGGTGGACAACCGGTGTGACGAGGGCACTCTGTTCGAAATACTCGAGCTCCAGGGCAACCGCTACGACGAGGAGTTGACGGCGTCTTCGGTCCGCTCGCTCGACGACAACGAGGTCGGATTCACGCTTCTCCTGCTGCTTCTCCAAGGAGACCTAAGTCCGAAATGGGACTATGTGGATGCCGAGTGCGTTTACAGCGACTCTGCGCCTGCGATCGAGGAGCTCGCGAGCCTTCTCAGCATCGACATCGACTCGATCAAGGGTGAGATCCAGGCGCAGATCCGTGCCGAACAGGCACCGCACTCGCCTTCCGGCGAGGACCTGGCTGCGCAGCCGGAGGGAAGTGCGAAGGGAGAAAAATCGAAGTCGAAGCCTGCGGCGCCGGCGAAGAAGGGCAAGACCTCGAAGGAAGAGGCCTCGGCAAAGATCGCCGAGGCTCTTCAAGAGCTCGAGGAGCGCGAGCAGGGAGAGAACCAGGCGCCTTACGGCGCAGGACCTGAAGAGGGCGCGGCACCTGCCGCGCGGGGTGACGCGCCCGCACTGCCCCAAATCGGCGATCGCGTGGTCGTCGACCAGGCCGGCCATCAGGATCACCAGCGAGAGGGCGTCGTGCTGCAGGTCCGGGCCAGCGGGAAGGCACGCCTGCGGCTCGACGACGAGACCGATGCTCTGTTACCCCTCGGCTGGCTGAAGGTACTCGCCACGAGTCTGTGGCCATTCCCCCGCACGGCTGAGCAGGCCGGCACCACGCAGACGCCTGCACTGAAGACCGGCGACCGCGTGAAGGTCAAGGGGAGCATGGCCTCGGGCTTCCTGAGTGAGCACATCGGCAAGGAGGGCGTCGTCAAGACGGCTGTCGATGGCACAACGAAATGGGTCATCAACCTGGCCAAGCCGAAGAAGGCAGCGAAGCTGGTCGAGCTCGAAGCCGAAATGCTGGAGGTGCTGCAATGAAGACCAACACTGCACCCATCGTGCTCGCAGGGGAAGGCCCCGTCGCATGGCAGGAACGCTGGTACATCGAGGGCGGCCGCTGGACCGACTGGAAAGAGACCACCGAAGACTCAGCCGCAGCATCATGGGCAACCTATCCCGATACCTACGAAGCGCGGGCGCTCTACACCGCAGCCCCGCCTTCGGGCGAACAGGAAGCTGTACCGAGTCCAGGGCCTGTGACTCAGGCGTGGACGCACAACATTCCGATGATGCAGCAGAGCGTGCTGCTGGCCGCGATCCGCGGCCCCGATGGTCAGCCCAAGTACGGAGGCGGCGCCAAGATGCTCCTGCGCTGGTACCGCCGGTGCGTGTTGCTTTCCGCCATGGACAGGAAAGTGCTCGACAACCCCATCGACGAGAACGGCGGCTCGTTCACTGGCCCCTCGCTCAACGGGCATGACGATCTCGAGCCGTGGACAGACCGAATGCAGATCCACATCAACGACTACCTGCGTCAGGTCGACATGCTGCCCCATCACTACCAGATGCACTTCATGCACGCGGCAGAGATCCTGGGCTTCAAGCATCCAGATGCCGTGATCCGGCACTTCTGGCACCGGCTCTACGAGCGCCTCGCGCACGACTTTCATCTCTGGCCCGAAACAGAGGCACAGCTCGACGACCGCCTCGGCGACACCCGCAGCGGCTGGCTCAAGCGTGCAGATCCCGCGACGATGGCCTGACATGAGAGCCCTCAGCATTCGCCAGCCCTGGGCCAGCCTCGTCGTGCTGGGCCTCAAGGACATCGAAAACCGGACGTGGGTCACCCACGAGCGCGGGACGATCCTGGTTCACGCCAGCAAGGGCATGACGCGCATCGAGTACGAGGATGCCATCGAGTTTGCCGTGGAGGCCATCCGCGCGGATCCGCGCCACGCCGGCAAGAAAGAGACGACAACGCTCCGCGCACTCGGATTCGCCATCGAGGACCTGCAACGCGGCGGCATCATCGGCCAGGTCGACATCGTGGATTGCGTCCGCGCCAGCGCGGCGCCCTGGTACATGGGCAACGTCGGCTTCGTGCTGGCCAACGCAAAGCCCCTGCCCTTCCGGTCGCTGAGGGGCGCACTCCGCTTTTTCGAGGTGCCGGCATGACTCACGGCCGCCCTCCCCGTCGCCCGCGCCCGATGGCGACCAACCTGGTCAACGTCGCGGCCATGCGCGCTACTCGACTGACACAAGTCGAGCTCGACCAGGTCATCAATCCTCTGCGCGATGCTGTTGCGGCTCTTCGTCGTGGCGTGGCCACCGAGTTCGAATGGCAGCTCGCCGTGACGGCCGTGAACATCGGCGATGCCATCGAGACGCAAGGCGTCGTACGTGGCCTCGCCGGCCACTTCCGCAGCATCGACCTGGCACTGCTGGAGATCGGCAAGCGCGCCAGGTCGACGGGCGACTGGCAGCCGCCGGCGCTTTACTACGAAGAGCGCGACCTGCTGGATCTTCTCGTCGATCTGCATCACCACCAGGTGAAGAGCCTGAGCTTCGGCGAGTTCTGCAAGGCCCGCGACAAGGCAATCGCGCAGACCGCCAGCGCCCCAGGCGGCAAGGTGGTCGACGTCGACCAGCGACAGGGGGTTCTCGCATGAACGCCCGGCCGCTCTATCTCGACAAGCCGGCAGTCGCTGCGTTCGTCGCACTGTCCGTCGCGACCATCGAGCGGCTCGTGCGTGAGAACGAGTTCCCGAAGCCGCGCGTGCTGTCGGGCCGCCGCGTGGCCTGGCTGGTCCGCGAAGTGGAGGAATGGGCGGAGAGCCGCCCCGCCTCCGACCTGCTTCCCCCACCGAATACGGGCGTCAAGCGCCGTTCACCGGCTTCGGCCGGAACCTCTCGCTGACCAGGTCTGGTCGGCTTCTTTTCCGCAACCCAGAAAGGCACCTTCATGAACGAATCAC